CTTCTGACATTCGACTACTCCAATAAAGGATATGCAATCTTTTTTTGGGTTCCAGCAAAGCATTTAGCCAGGGAAGAGGCTGAAAACATAAGTCCTACTTCGAGAGGTCGCACAACCTTGTCGAAACGAGTATCGACAAACAGGAGCCGCAACAGTTCGCCTTTCACCTTTTTGGTCAGTTGTGTATTCCCGTTTCTGTAAAGTTGGCAGACCAATTCGTCGACATACGGTCGATAGGGTTCCATTACGTCATCGGCCAGCGGAAAGGAGTTGTAACGATTCCGATGGAAGATCCCGAATGCTGGGAACAGTCCGGAGCCCATGATCGCACGGGCCACGGCGGCTCGCAGGATCGTATAGCCGTAATTGAGCAGGTTGTTGGGCGGCGAACCTTCGCGGGAACGGTAAAATTCGGCACCGAACAGTTCTGACCAGTAGATTCTCGCTGCTATGCCCTCCCGGTTGTCGGCGTCGGCGCTCTTGACATTCATGTAGCAGGGTTTCAGTTTGTCTCCGTCATACCCCAGCTTCCGCAGCAAGGCAGCCTGGTTGCGGATTTTGGTCTCGACGATCTGTTTCCAAAGGCCCTTCTTCAGCGGTTCGGATGCAGCGATCTGCATCCGATAATGTTCACCTTGCGTTCTGTTTGAATCCAAATTCATCAACAAGGCGTTCGGCATTCGGTTCTCTCCGCACAGGATAACTGCCACGTTGTTGTCCGACAGCGCATTCAAGAGCGGCAGCGTGATGGAGGTCTGCTGGTCCTCCAGCACCACGAAGCCGATATCCTCGATCGGGATGCTTTTCCGTTGGTCGGGGGCCTCGCGCGTGTGGATGATCATCTGGCCGTTGCGCAGGCTCAAACAGTAGGGTGTCGAAAAAAACAAGGTTCGTTTCAGCATGGCCGGTCATCTTTGAATTTTATCTCGCCCGTTACGGTCAGTTCGAAATCATAACCTTCCACCAACATGTTAAAATTGGAAACGCTGAGGCGCAATTTCGGTGATGGATTGGATTGGCAGAATTGAGAGGTCCCAGCTCCATATAAGGAGGTAAGTGTTTTCTGATCTCGGGCCTCCTGATGAAAGAGGAACTGTACCCGTCCTTCTGCAGCCATTGCTGTTACCTTGTAGAGTCGTTTTACCAACTCCTTGCGGGTACATTCATAAAGTTCTGCCGGGGTATTTTCATAAAACAGGACCATGGTCCCCGTTTTTAAGATGTATTTCAAGGGGAAACCGTTCGTGTCGGTCTGCGGTACCAGATCGGGGCGGGCTTCCCGGTCAGCGCTGGCTTTGAAATATTGGGCAGCTTCGAGGTTGCTGACGAGTTCAAAGGTGCGTTTCGTTTTGCCCTTTTTGTCCTGGCCCTCATAGATGACCGTGCAATAGTTCCCCTCATTTACGACATGATAATCCCGCTTGTACTCTTTTGCAGATAGGTCGCGCTGTTTTTTTAGCGCGATCGGATGTTTGACACTCGGTGTGAAGATCCGCACCTTGCGGATGGGAATGCCCTTTTCCCGGTTCATCCAGATCGTGTATTCATCGGGATTCATCGCCGTCTTGAATCCGACCTCGTCGATTGCCTCCCGTACGCGATCCCGGACTGCATCGTCGATAATCTTGTCGATGTCCGTCGGCTGTAACTGCGCGAGCGATTTGCGGATGACATAGCGGATCTCTCCATCCTGCTTAATAGCGCCGTAGAAGGTATCCTGATGCAACCGGCAGCGAGCCGTGTCTCCTTGCTGGTAGATTGGTTCCCCGTCGGCATTCAACTTTATCCGGCCGCGAACCCGTAACTTCCTGCGCGTCTGTTTGGTCATGTTGTCGGGCGTGTGGTGGGCAACGAGCAGTTCGTCGGCCGCCGCCTTGACATCTTCGGTAAAGGTCGGCCAGGGTTTCTCGAAGCGGGGTTTGCCGCTTTCGCCGTAGCCGTATCGCTCCTCGTCGGCGACATATTGCGCCCAGCGGTCGTACTCCCGGCGGCCGATACAGGCGATCGTGATGGCGTCGATGCAGTGGTGGACGTGGTTCGTGCGCTCCTTGCGGGCATACTCCTCCTGCAGTCCCCACATCTTGCGGAACGCGGCGGTCGTGGAACCTTTGACCGTATAGATTCGGTCAAAAACCGTCTTCAGATAGAGCCGTGCATATTTGCCGATGATGCCGATGTCGACTCCCTGCCGATTGCTGAATCCTTCGGGAATCTCGGCCATGGTGAAGCGTTCGTATTTCCCGCGCCAGTAGTCGAGTTGCATCTGCAAATAGTGACGGCGCTGAATGGCGTCGTCCTTTTCGGATTTAATCGCTGCGCTTTTGCTCCTGCGAACCTGGGCTTCAATCTGCTTTTGCAGACTCTCCATTTTTTCCCGCCAACCAAACGATTCGATCCGCTCCATGATCTCGACATGGTTGGACAACTCGGCCGGCAGTTTCGCCCGTTTTGTCTCCCGGTTGAACCGGTTTTCGCAGAGCGTCTTGTTCATCTGCGAGTCATCGCCGCCGCGAGCCTGCGGGAGCGTGTGCTCGATGTCGAAATCCGGAGCCGACCCGACGAAGTCCGAAATGCGGATTTGCCGCCCGGTATAGGGACAGACGTGCTGCTGTTCTTCCCACAGCCGGTATTTCAGCACTTCGTCGTCCGAGGGTTTTATCTCGCGGCCGGTTTCGGCGGCATACTGGCTGTGGATCTCTTCGGCATATTTCCGATTCTCAACCTCCCGTTCCCGCTGATACTGCTCGATGGCCTTCCGCCTGTTCGCATCATTGAGTCCGCGGGCGAATTCAATCCGGATCTTCGTGTCTCGGTCGATCCTGCCTTCGCGTAACAGCGTGTTTATCAGGTTGCGCAATCGGAACAGGGCCCGCATGGCCATCGGGTTGCGAATGGTCGCAGTACGTGGAGAGCCGAGTTGCAGAATGCCATTTGCCTTGGGTTGCGCATCCGGATAGGTCTCGATTTTCGAGGGATGATAAAGACGGATCAGACGAGAGGCATCCAATCCATGATCGCTGAAATAGTCGGCAATGCGGTGCTCCTTTGAATCGAACTTGTTATACGGATTTCGCTTGTAGTCAAGCAGCAGCGAGGCGATGTCCTGTTCGATTTCATGCCGACGGCTTTCGTCGGCATAGACCTCCTTCGGAAGTGCCGCCCGCAGGTTGGCCAGGAATACCGCCTCGTCGTACCGATAGCCACAGCGCAGATAGACCAGAATCTTGCCGATGGCATTTAGGCTCAACGCCGCGTAATCCTGCGGGAGTTTGATGGCTGCAAACGCTTTGGCTTGTTCATCCGTGAGTTGCAATTTTTCGCAGGCCCAGCTACGCAGCCGACCTTCGTCGTTGAACGAAAAGAGGGCGTGCCATACGTCATTCAACATCTGGTCCTCGTTTTTTCCTGCTCCAAGCAGGTAAAGGCTGCGAATCTCCGTAATCCAGTCGTCTCCGAAGATCGCTTGCAGCGATGCCGTGACGGGGCATCCCGATACGGTGGCCGTGCGGGCGAAATTGAAACGATAAGGAGCTTCTGTACGCTCCTCTTTGCAGGCATATTTCCCTTTGCCGGCGATTCTGCGGGCGATCTCTTCGAAATCGAAATAAGGCTTGCTTTTCCGGAAGAAGAGCGAACGAATCGTCTCGAACTCTTCCTGTGTCAAAGGTCGTGGAGCATTGTCGCCCGGTCCTGTAATCCGGATGTTGTTGACGAACGACAGCATCCGGAACTCCTCAAAACGGGGATGCGAAACGGGGCACCGACTCTTCGTCGGCTCGAAGGTGCATCGGCCGACTGACCCCTTCTGCGATTTGAGGTCGCGCTGGAAAAAGATTGCCCGATGCAGCGCCTTACGCCATTCGTCGGGCAATTGCTGCCGGTCGCAGATGGCATTGAACTCGGCCAGGTAGTGTTCGTTGCGCGAGGTGTATTTGTCGCGGATTCGTTCCTTGTGTTGGTACAGTCCGTAGAAATATTCTCCGAGGTACCGACACCCTGCCGCTACTATTTCAGCCGACAGATTTTTGATACACTCCTTGACCGTGCCGTCTTCTTTCTCATTTCCTGCTTCCTTGCGATTGCTGAGGAATCCGCGTCGCTGTGCCAAATGATAAAGCGCCCGGCCAAGCAGCCAGCGCTGTGTGCGATTCCCGAGATCGAGCCGCTCGGACAGGGCTACATAACGATCGTGGTAAGGATTTCGATCCCCATTGTCGTCGGTTCGCTGCCAACGGAGGAATTCATTGTCCTGCGGGTAACGTTTCTCTTTTTGCCAGGCGGTCAACAGCTCCTCGGGCAACGGCGGGCAAAGGTCGTAACGGATGAGTATTTTGAGCAGTTCGATTTTTCGCAGACGCCGCCGGAAATAGTGGCGGCGCAGTGCCCGGGCGCTCGTCCGATCCTGAACGGCAGGTTTTTCATTGTTTTTGTCGCGGGCAACTCCCTCCTGGAAAATGTCTACACCTTTGTCAATCAGCGTATATTCGTTCTCCGATTCATCGACAAGGGCCCATCCCAGTGAGTTGGTGCCAAGGTCCAAACCCAATACTTTTGCCATATGAAGAAAGTGTTTTCTGTAAAATTAAATAAAAAATTGCAGAAATTCATCTTTTTTTACTATATTTGTGGTGTAAGAATTCTACATCTTATCACAATAAGGCTATATGCCGAAGGTTTTCAACCTATTGTCTCCGCGTACTCCGTGGAGACTTTTTTTATATTTCGTGAATAATTTAAAAACCGTCGGTTGCTATTGCGGAGTGTGCCGGCGCTGTGGCTTTTTGCCTTCGGGAGTTCATGGTGCCGAAAACAGAAGGTCGCATGTCGGACCGTCCGCCACTCGCCGTGCGACGCACCGACATGAAGCATCTCCAATTGCAGCGTTCATCAAGGGCATATCGTTGGAATATGCAGGAATACTTTATATCGAGACTCTGAAACCGGGAAAACACGCGAATAGAAATTCAGCGACGCCTTCTGTTTCCGGGCGCATTCGTGCACGAGGCTCTGCCGCGGGCGGACGATGACGAACCGGATAAAAAGCGCACCCCGAAATCCCTTTCCGGATTTTCGGGGTGCGCTTCATTCGGGCGGGCGGCTGTCCGGCGCGTTATCGGGCGGGATGTTCCGGGCGTTTGCTGAAAATGGCCTTGATCCGGTCCATGTCGAACTTGGCCGAGCGGTCGTAGCAATAGATGCCGTTCTGTTCCTGTTCCACGTCCGTGAGCTGGGTGTAGCAATAGCCCCACACCTGTCCGGAGAGCGAGAGCAGCGCGTCTACCTGGCCTTCGAGCCGCGTGTAGAACTCTTCGAGCGTACGGGGCGCCTGTCCGTAACCCCACGATTCGGTCTGGGAATCCGTGGCCTGCTTCTCCTGGTCCTTCACCCATTTGATGCCGCCGAATTCATCGACCAGGTAGGGGCACGAGCCATCGTACTGCGGCCAGGCGTAGTTTGCGGTCGCCTTCACCTCGTTGAATCCGATGTTGCGCGTCTGGTCGCGGGTCGTCCGCAGGCGGGGATGGAAGAACGTGCCGTCGCTGAAGATTTTCTCTTTCAGTTTGGCCGGGTTCTGCTCGTAATTGTGGACGGCCCAGATGTCGGTCCTGACGACGGCGCCGCCGCTGACGGTGTTGACGGGGCGCGTCGGGTCGAGGCGTCCCGTCAGGTCGTAGACGTCGGAGGCGAAGCGCGGGAACTGCGTGTTGTCGGGCCACCACTCCTCGTTCATCGGCGTCCACGTCAGCAGCGAGGGGTGGTTCCGGTCGCGGACCACGCATTCGGCCCATTCGGAGAGGAAGTTGCGGGCCGTCTCCACGTCGTTGGCATCCATTCCCCAGCTGGGGCTTTCGCCCCAGGTGATGTAGCCGAGTCTGTCGGCCCAGTAATAGTAGCGTTCCTCGAAAACCTTCTGATGCAGGCGTGCGCCGTTGAACCCGGCGGCCAGTCCCAGCTCGATGTCGCGGCGCAGGGCGTCGTCCGACGGGGCGGTCCAGATACCGTCGGGGTAGAAACCCTGGTCGAGCACCAGCCGCTGGTAATAGGGTTCGTTGTTGAGGTAGATTTTGTTGCCTTCGATGTGGACCTTGCGCATCCCGACATAGGATTTCACGGCGTCGAGCACCTGGCCGTCGGGGGCGACCACCTCGTAGGTCAGGTCGTAGAGGAACGGGTCTTCGGGACTCCAGAGCCGGGCCTTTTTGACCGGGATGACGACGACGCTGCTGTTCGACGCCCGGACCTGCCGCGTGCCGACGACCTTGCCGCCGTCCCGAAGGGTCACCCGGAGCGTGTTCGGGCTTTCCCGGAAGAACTGCGGGGCGACGATCAGCTGCTGCTGGTCGATGTCGGTCGTCATTTGGACGCGTGCGAGGGCCTCGGGAGCCACGGCCTCCATCCACACCGTCTGCCAGATGCCTGTCGTGCGGGTGTAGTCGCAACTGTGCGAGGCGTATTGCAGCGACTGTTTGCCGGCAGTCTGTTTGCCGCTGCGCAGGTCGCTCGTGGCGAAGACGACCAGACTGTGGCTGCCGCCCGGCTTCACGAATGCGGTGATGTCGTAGGAGAACGACGTGCTGCCTCCGAAGTGGCGGCCGACGAAGCGGCCGTCGACATACACCTCGGAGGTGTAGTACACGGCTCCGAAGTTGAGCATCACGTTGCGTCCCGACCAGTCTGCCGGAATGTCGATCGTACGCTGGTACCAGATGCGGCCGATGAAGTCCGTGTGGCCGACGCCCGAGAGCTTGCTCTCCGGGGCGAACGGCACGATGATTTTGCCGTCGAATCCCTTCGAGCCGGCGTAGCCGCGTTCCAGGCCGCTTGCGCCGAAATCGAACGTGTAGGTCCATTCGCCGTTCAGGTTGATCCAGTCCGTCCGCTCGAACTGCGGGCGGGGATATTCCGGGCGGGGGATCTGCGAAAACAGACACGCGGCCTGAAGCAGGAAAAAGAGGGTGATTGCGGTTTTCTTCATGGTTGTTTTTGGTTGGTTTGCTTGTTTTCGGGGTGGTTATTCCGGTGCGATGTCGAACCGGTCGGGCGGCTCCGTGCGCTGCGCCCCGGCGAGCGGCGGCAGCATGCCGCAAGGGAGCAGCAGCAGGATGTGCGCATGTTTCATGGCTTCGTCTATGGGTTTGCTGTGCCGAAGTTACGAAACTTTTTCGGAATACGGAGCGGGTCAGAGGTTAATTTTGCAGGGGGACAGGCTGAAGACCCGAAAAAAATAGACTATATTCGTACGATCAAAACTGCCCGACTGATAGGAAAAAGAGACTCTTGCACTGTTGGGGACCCTGCACCTTCGTCGGAGCGCAGGTCCCGTGGCCGACGCTTTTCAACGGCCGGAACCTGAAAGGCTGGAAGACGGTCGGCGGGACGGAATCGTTTTTGTGTTATATTTACGGATAAAACGAATGCGGTTATGGAACGGGAGAACGTCTTTCATATCAAAAACATGGTTTGCAACCGCTGCATTCTGGTCGTCACCCGGCTGCTCGAAAAAGCGGGGTTCACGCCCCTCGATGTCGGACTGGGAACGGTCGTCGTGCAGGAGAAGCCCGGCCGGGAGCAGCGGGAGGCGTTCCGCAAACTGCTCGAAGCCTACGGGTTCGAACTGATCGACGACAGCCGGATGCGCCTCATCGAGCAGATCCGGACGGCCGTGATCGAATTGGTGCATTACAGCGAAGATGCCTCGAAAGTCAACCTGTCGGATTACCTGCGCGAACGCTGCCACCGTGATTACAGTGCGTTGAGCAAGCTCTTTTCGGAGGTCAACGGCATCAGCATCGAGAAATACTTCCTCGCCCAGCGGATCGAGCGGGTCAAGGAACTGCTGGCCTACGGCGACCTGACCGTCAGCGAGATCGCCGACAAACTCCGTTATTCGAGCGTGGCGCACCTCAGCGCCCAGTTCCGCGCCCAGACCGGGATGTCGCCCACTGAATTCCGCCGGCTGAAAGGACGCGGCCTGAAACCGCTGGATGAAGTGTAGGTATAAATCATATCCATAATTCTGTAACACCCGGAGCGTGTCGGGACCTTACCTTTGTTCCCATGGAAAAGAGTAAGATCATCACGAATACGTTCCCGGTCGCAGGCATGAGCTGCGCTTCGTGCGCAGTCCGGGTCGATAAGGCGCTCAACGGCCTGCCGGGCGTCGAGTCTGCGCATGTGAACTACGCTTCCGCTACGGCGCGGGTGGACTACCGTCCGGGGGAGTGCTCTCCCGGGGTGCTGAAGCGGGCCGTGCAGGCGGCCGGTTACGACCTGCTGACCGACGCGGAAGGCCCGGCGGAGGACGAGGCGGCGCACGTCCGTGCGGCGCATTACCGGGCGCTCAAACGGCGGACTCTTTGGGCGGCGGGGCTTTGTCTTCCGATTGTGGCCGGAGGCATGCTGTTCATGGACGCTCCGGCCGTGAAATACGCCGTGTGGGCGCTCTCCACCCCGGTCGTTTTCGGACTGGGACGGGAGTTCTTCGTCAACGCCTGGAAACAGCTCCGCCACGGGGCGGCCAACATGGATACGCTGGTTGTCGTCAGTACCGGAATCGCCTATCTGTTCAGCCTTTTCAACCTGTTTTTCCCGGAATTCTGGCTGTCGAGGGGCATCGAGCCGCACGTCTATTTCGAGTCGGCGGCCGTCATCGTCGCCTTCATCCTGCTGGGGCGGCTGCTTGAGGAGCGGGCGAAACGCGGCACGACGACGGCCATCGCGAAACTGATGGGCCTGCAACCGAAAACCGTCACGGTGATCACCCCTTCGGGCGAACGCTCCGTGCCCGTTGCGGAGCTTCGCGCCGGGGATCTGGTCGCCGTGCATCCCGGCGAACGCATCGCCGTGGACGGCACGGTGGCCGAAGGCGCGTCGTATGTCGACGAGAGCATGCTCAGCGGGGAACCGCTCCCCGTCTGCAAACAGGAGGGTGCGGCGGTGTTCGCCGGAACGATGAATGGCAACGGTGCGTTCCGTTTCCGGGCCGACAGGGTGGGGCAGGACACGGTGCTGGCCCGGATCATCCGCATGGTGCGGGATGCGCAGGGCAGCAAGGCCCCCGTGCAGCGGACCGTCGACCGGATCGCCGGCGTTTTCGTTCCCGCCATCATCGTCCTCGCCGTGCTGACCTTCGCGGCGTGGATGCTTTTCGCGCCGGAGGAGGGCTTCACCCGCGGGCTGCTGGCGCTGGTGACCGTGCTGATCATCGCGTGCCCCTGTGCGCTGGGTCTGGCGACGCCCACGGCCCTCATGGTCGGGATCGGCAAGGGCGCCGGACAGGGCATCCTCGTCAAGGACGCTGCGAGCCTGGAGGTGGCCCGGAAGGTCGACACCGTGGTGCTGGACAAGACCGGAACGCTCACCGAAGGCCGTCCGTCGGTCGTGGACGCTGCGTGGACCGAAGGGCCGGAGACGGCGCGGCGGATTCTGTTCAGCCTCGAAAAACGCTCGGGGCATCCGCTTTCGCAGGCCGTCGTCGAATCGCTCGGCGGGGAGCGGGACGTTCCCGTGACCGGGTTCGAAAGCATTCCCGGACAGGGTGTCCGGGGCGTCGCGGAGGGGCGGACCTGGTATGCCGGGAACGACGCGCTGCTGTCCCGCCACGGCATCGTGCCCGACGCCCGTCTGCAACGGCTGGCCGAAGGGTGGATGCAGGAGGCGAAGACCGTGGTTTGGTTCGCCGATGAGGAGCGGACGCTCGCCGTGCTCGCCCTTGCCGATGCGCTGAAACCCTCGTCGGCCGGGGCCGTCGCCCGGCTGCACGCGCTGGGCATCACGGTCTGGATGCTGACGGGCGACAACGCCGGTTCGGCGCGCGAAACGGCCCGGAAAGCCGGGATCACCCGTTTCCGGGCGGGCGTCCTGCCGCACGAAAAGGCCGGATTCGTCCGGCAGTTGCAGTCCGAAGGCCGGACGGTGGCCATGGCCGGCGACGGGATCAACGACAGCGCGGCTCTCGCGCAGGCCGATTTGAGCGTCGCCATGGGGCGGGGGAGCGACATTGCGATGGATACCGCGATGGTGACGATCCTCTCGTCGGACCTCCGGAAAATCCCGGAGATGATCCGGCTGTCGCAGCTCACCGTGCGGACGATTCGCCAGAACCTCTTCTGGGCCTTCATTTACAACCTCGTCGCCATTCCCGTAGCGGCCGGGGCGCTCTATCCCCTCTGGGGGTTTCTGCTCGACCCGATGATCGGCGGGGCGGCCATGGCCTTGAGCAGCGTGAGCGTCGTGGCCAACAGCTTGCGGCTGAAACGCCGGCGGATCGGCGATGAGTGTGAACATGACGAACCGGTTGAAACCGAAGAAAAGATGAAAAAGGAATTTATCGTGGACGGCATGACGTGCAATCATTGCCGGATGCATGTGGAACATGCGCTGAACGCCCTCGACGGCGTGAAGGCGGTCGTGACGCTGGACCCTCCGGTGGCCGCCGTGGAGTACTCCGGGCCGGAAGTCGGCCTCGGGGAGTTGCAGAAGGCCGTTACGGAGCGGGCCGGGGAGTATACCCTGCGGGCGCGGTGACGACGGACGCCCCTGCGCAGGCGGGGCGTTTTTTTCGTGCCGCGCCGCATCTTTCCGGCGAATGTCCGGCGGAAAATGCGTTTTAGCATTAACTTTGCTGTCGGATCGTGTAAAGTATGCTGATGGAGACTCTTTCCCGTTGGATCGGCGGCGTGAACGACGTGCTGTGGACCTATGTGCTGGTCGCGGCGCTCTTGGGGTGTGCCGTGTGGTTCACCCTGCGCACGCGGGGCGTGCAGTTCCGCCTGCTGGGCGAGATGATGCGCGTGCTGGGCGAGTCGGCCGGAAGCGGCCCGAAGGGCGAGCGGCACGTCTCGTCGTTCCAGGCTTTCGCCGTGTCGCTGGCCAGCCGCGTCGGCACGGGGAATCTCGCGGGCGTCGCCACGGCCATCGTCGTCGGGGGACCCGGCGCGGTCTTCTGGATGTGGGTCATCGCCCTTGTGGGCGCCGCGAGCGCTTTCGTCGAGTCGACCCTCGCACAGCTTTACAAACGCCGCGGCAGGGACTCTTTCATCGGCGGTCCGGCCTACTACATGGAACGCGGCCTCGGGCGGAGGTGGATGGGCGTGCTGTTCGCCGTGCTGATCTCCGTGACCTTCGGATTCGCCTTCAACTCGGTGCAGAGCAACACGATCTGCGCCGCGTGGGAGGGAGCTTTCGGCGCCGATCATGTGTGGGTGGGCGTCGTGCTCACGGCGCTGACGCTGCTCATCATCTTCGGAGGCATACGGCGCATTGCGCGTGTCAGCGGCGTGATCGTCCCGATTATGGCGCTGGGGTACATCGTGCTGGCGCTGGGCGTCGTGCTGTTCAACCTCGGGCGGCTGCCCGAAGTGCTGGAACTGATCGTCGCCGACGCTTTCGGCTGGGAGCAGACGCTGGGCGGCGCGGTCGGCGCGGCGTTGATGCAGGGCATCAAGCGGGGACTTTTCAGCAACGAGGCCGGTATGGGTTCGGCCCCGAACGTCGCCGCCACGGCCCACGTTTCGCACCCCGTGAAGCAGGGACTTATCCAGACCCTCGGGGTCTTCACCGATACGCTCGTCATCTGCACCTGCACGGCCTTCATCATCCTGTTCGGGGGCGTTCCCGACGCTTCGCTCAACGGCATTCAGCTGACGCAGGCGGCTCTGGAGAGCGAGATCGGTCCCGCGGGCGGGGTGTTCGTCGCCGTGGCGATCTTCCTGTTCGCCTTTTCGTCGATTATCGGCAATTATTACTACGGTGAAGCCAACATCCGCTTCATCACTCCGCGGCCGTGGGCGCTGACGCTCTACCGGATGCTGGTCGGCGCGATGGTGCTCTTCGGATCCTTGGCGACGCTCGATCTGGCATGGAGCCTGGCCGATGTGACGATGGCGCTGATGACGCTGTGCAATCTGGCGGCGATCGTGCTGCTGGGCCGTCAGGCCTTCCTGCTGCTGGCCGACTACACGGCCCAGAAGCGGCAGGGCATCAAAAATCCGGTCTTCACGAAAGACCGGATTCCCGAATTGAAAGACAAGGCCGAGTGCTGGTAGCGCATTACTCCACCAGCCGGCGCGTCACGCTCCACCGCTGCATCAGCCGCACCACCGCCCAGCTCACGGCGAAGGCCCCGCAGGCGATCAGCGCGATGCGCGCCAGCGCGGGAAGTCCCGGAATCCGCTGCACGAGGTCGTAGCCGGCCTGAACGAAGATGAAGTGGCAGAGGTAGATGCCGAACGTCGCGCCCGCCAGCCGCGAGAGCCATGCGCGGGGCCGTGCGGCGGCCTTCTGCACGAGGATGAAGACCGGGGCGGTCATCATAAAGACGTTGATGCCGGCGAAATACCAGACGATTTCGAGGTAGGCGTAGTTGCCCGGAAAATGTTTCTGCATCACCACGTAACCCAGCCCCGTGGCGAGGTATCCGGCGAGGAAGGTCGGGATGCAGATGCCCAATGTCTTGCGCCAGTTCCATGCGGGCGGGAATTTCACGAGGTAGAAGGCCAGTACGAGGTAACCGGCGAAGCCCGAGACGTAGTGGAACGTGCCGAACCCGTTCCAGTCGCAGACGCCGTAAAGCCCCGTGTTGCCGTAATTGCCCGTGTAGCCGAGCGCCGGGGCGAGCATCTTCACGTAGGGCAGCAGCAGCGTCAGGCCCCAGATCGCGAGGACGCTCTGCAACTCGCGCCGCGAGGCCCGTTCGAGCCACGGGCTGATCAGCGGCATGATCAGATAAAGTCCTATCAGCATATAGAGATACCAGAGCGGCGTGGTGTCGTAGCAGAAGTTGAAGACGAAGGTCCACATCTTGTGCAGCGTCGCTTCGCCGGTGAACAGCGCGGGGTCGATCGACGGGCTGGAGGTCCCGACGTAGCGCATATACAGGTAGTAGAGCACGGGCAGCGTCAGCGACCAGAAGACCAGCGCCAGGAGGACGCGGCCGATGCGCTTGCGGTAGAAAGCCCCCGTTCCGGTCCGCACGGGCAGCAGCAGCACGCCCGACATCATCACGAACAGCGGCACGCAGGCCCGGACGAAACTGCCTGCCAACGCTCCTTGCAGGAAGGTGGCGCGGTCGCTGTCGAACACGGCGACGAAGGCGTCGCAGCTGTGGGAGAAGACCACCAGGAAGCAGGCGATCACGCGCAGGAGGTCCACCCAGCCGATGCGTTCGCGGGCCGGGACGTTCAGGTCGGGAAGTCGGTTCTTCATTGTCGCAGAAATGGATTTCCGGCGAAGGTACGAAAAAAATCCGGGACCGCCGTGCGTTTTCGCCGCGGCGTATAATCCGCAAAACGAAATGTTAAGCCGATTGTAAACGACGGGGCTCTTTTCCAAAAACGAAATGTACCTCTGGAACGCATTTAAGAACGGTGTTAGAATAGGGTTCTAACACCGTTCTATCGTTACGCTAAGCTGCGATTTTATCGAGCAATTCGATTATGTTCTGCTTTATCTTTTGCGTGTCCCGTTTCCACTCGACAGGCGTCTCTCCTTTTTCATATTGAGGATAGGGCTTTTCCGGCCCTTTGAAGCGAAACTGTTTGCGGAGCGGGTAAATATACCGATACGTCTTTACGACGAATATTTCGAAATCACCGAGCAAAAACGCGACGTTCGCGCGAAGATAGCCTGACGAACTGGTCGTATCGGTCAGAATCTGTTCGTGCGTTATCTCTCCAGTTCGCTTATTGCGCAGAAACCGGGTATGATGGAACCCGTAATACCGAAAATTCGCGGCTTTGTAAATCGTACCGCATCCCAGGCGTCCGTCTGCGAATGATTGTACTGCGACAATATCGGGATCAGTTTTCCGCAATAACCGGATCGACGCCCCGATCAGTATGCTTTCTGCATTGTGTCCGAGAGAATCGTCGATCCACATGCGGTTCAATTCGCACATCCACGCACGAGGGTTCGGATGGGTGAATATCTTTGCCTTCGGGTTCTTCATATAACCATACACGGCCACTCCGAGGCACTTGTCCGGTTCTTCGTCCCGGAATATCCCGAAATTGTATTTTCCGAAGCCTCCGTCGCACCATTTGTGCGAATAGTGATTTTCGATTATCATCTTTTTGGCAATGTATTTCGGCACGGATTTGATAATCAACCGCCCCAGTGCGGAGGTATTTTTGAGGACTTGCAGGTCCTCAGTGTTGTTATTCATTCAAATTTCGTATCTTTGCATCATCTCACCCACATACTGCATGTAAATGCGCCGAAGACGCGACGGAAGGCTTTAGCCCTCGGTCGTGCGTCTTCGGCGCGCGCTTGCGTAAGTATGTGGGTGAGATCTCTACTTACGGCCGGGGGCTTTTTCACGCCCCTATGCCATCGGTTTTTACTTTACGAGATAGCCTGCCACGAGCAGGAGCCAGGTTGCGAGGTTCCCGACCGCGTAGGCTATCGCCTCGCCTCGTGAGAATTTCACGGCCCGTGCTTTAGCGACGAGACGCGCGAGAATCAGGGCGACAAGGATCACGACGGGCAGGGCCGTCCAAAGCGAGAGCCCGCAGACGAGCGACAAGACGGCGGTCACGGCCGCCGCGACGAGCCCCAGCGCGAAGGTCTGGTAGCACTCCTTGCCGACCGCTGCGAGCAGGGCGAGGAGGAAGGAAATGATCTTTTTCATGATACAAGTTATTTTAAGTGAAACAGTTTTTTATTTCCAACGGCCTATTGCAAACCAGTAAATAGGTTCACCCGCAGGATTGACTCCGCCGCTGGTGCTTTCGATGTAACTTTTCCGCACCGTAAAGGACGATGCTGTCTTACTATTCACCGACGCCGTTGCCACCGCCGTTCTATTTCCGAAAACTACTGCCGCCAACACATTGTAGGGTGTAGTATAAAAGGAGATCGGGAAATATACGGTCAGACTTCCGCCTCCAGAAGCATATCCCCATTGGATCAACAGTCCGTCCGGCGCTTTGTAATATCCGTTGTCGGCGAACTGCTTGCCGATCGAGACGTTTGAGAGGTCCTTGGCCGCCTTGTCATTCCAGGCCGATTTCTCGGCGTCTGTCACGAAACGGCGGGAGGAGTCCTGGTTGATCTGTTCGGCCGGGATACCGTCCTCAAATCCCCCCCCCTTGCGTATGCGAGGGCACTCCAGGGCGTCACGCCGTCGCCGACCTTGTGCAGCGTCGTGTCGGATTCGTAGACGATCTCACCCTCGAGCAGGACAGGATTCTTGGCCTTGAGTTCGGCCGCGGTGTATGCCGGGTGTTGCACCCGGCCCTTGATTGTCTTTGTCATCATCTAAAAATTTATTCGTTCGAATCATTTCCAACGTCCGACAGCTATATATCTGTAACCCTCTTGTCCGTACCCCTGTGATCCGGAATTAGCCCACACGCCTTTGGCCGTGAAATAGGCAGTCGTATAATTCAAAACAAAAGCTACAGCTACCGTGGCTGGAGAATCAGAAGCCTGTATCGGAGTGGTCAGAACTGCATAGGGGGTATAGGCGAATGTCGTTGGGAAATAGACGGTCTTACCGGATTTGTTTCCATTAGCCGTGAATGATCCCCATTGAAACATCAAGCCGTCAGGCGCTTTGTAATATCCATTATCGGAAAATAGTTTTGTCAATGTCACGTTCGAAAGGTCTTTCGCGGCCTTGCCGTTCCATGCCGTTTTCTCCGTATCGCTGACGAAGCGGTGCGTCGCATCCTGCGTCACCTTTTCGGCTGCGAGCGGCCCGTCGAAGTCCCCTTTGGCATAAGGGAGGGCATTCCAGGCCGTCGTGCCGTTCCCGATCTTGTGCCGTGTCGTATCGGACTCGTAGACGATCTCTCCCTTGAGTAGGACAGGATTCTTGGCCTTCAGTACGGCCGCCGTGTATGCCGGATTCTGCGTCCGGCCCTTGAGCGTCTTTGCCATTATTGCACGTCGTTATCTGTTTTCTGCCTTTCGGCCACTATCTGCCGGGCAATGGCCTTGCATTGCTCCGCATACTCATAATAGGCCGTGAACTGTTCGGTTTTTATCTTCCGCTGACGGAGAATCGCCAGCTCGTCATCCACCGAATAGCGCTCGCGGATTTTCTGCCGCACGAGTTGTTCGTAAGAGAGGAGGGTCGGTTCGGGCTGGGGTTCCCGCAGCACGGGCATCCCGTTCTCGTCCTCGACGATCTTCATTCCCCGCGCCTGCCCGTCGAGCAGACGGCGCCATTTGCCCTCGGTGATTTCGACAGCTCCTTCGACGGGCTGGTCGTAAAAACCCTGTTTCCAGTATTTCATTGTGCACATCTGTTTGGTTACTATTCCATGCCCGGTATCGTACATTGCAGGACGAACTCCCCGGCGGGCAGGTCGTCGAGCTTCTTCTTGTCGGCCGCCGACATCAGACCTGCGGCCGACTGGCTGGCGACGGCCGTCGAGGCCTTGTCGTTCCAGGTCGATTTCTCCGTGTCGCTGACGAAGCGGTGCGTGGCGTCCTCGGCGATCATCGTCGCCGGGTGGCTGGCCGGATGGACGTAGTTGTTCGCTCCGGTCGCCACGCCGTCGAGCTTCTGCTTGTCGGCCGCTGACATCAGACCCGCCGTGGTCGTGGAGGCCATATTTCCGCCGGGCTTCTCGTTCCACGCCTTCCGTTCGGCGTCGGTGATGAAACGGTGCGTCTCGTCTTGGGCGATCATCGTCGCCGGATGGCTGGCCGGGTGCTGGTAGTTGTTCGCACCTGCCGCCACGCCGTCGAGTTTCTTCTTGTCGGCTGCGGACATCAGACCCGCCGCGGAGGCCGTGGCGGCCGTCTTTTCGGCCTTGCCGCTCCAGGTTGATTTCTCGGTATCTGTCACGAAGCGGTGCGAGGCATCTTCGGCAATCATCGTCGCCGGATGGCTGGACGGGTGCTGGTAGTTGTTCGCCCCGGCGGCTATGCCCGCCAGCTTCTGCTTGTCAGCAGTGGTGTAGTCTTCAGTCGAAAGACCCTTACCCGTGACCTTATCGACCTTTTGGCCGAGCTGTTTGGTCACGGTCGCGGCGAAGTTCGGGTCGTTGCCGAGGGCGTCGGCCAGCTCCTTGAGCGTGTCGAGGGCTTCGGGCGAGCCGTTGAGTATCTGTTCGACGGCCTTGTCGATGTACTCCTTGGCCGAAGCGAGGGTCGCGGCGTTCCCGGAGGTCATGTCGGAGCGGATCGCCGTTTCGCGGGCTGCGGTGTGGTCTTTCGCCGCCTGAAGCGTCGAGGCGTCGGCCGCCGCGAAGTCCTTGCGGACGGCCGCCTCACGGTCGTTGGTGTGGCCTTTGGCCGCATTCAGCGTCGCCGTGTCTCCGTCCTGCAGCTCCTTGCGCAGCACGCCCTCGCGCTCGGTGGTGAATGCCTTGGCCTGCGTAAGCGTTGCAGCGTCTCCGTCGGTCATATCCTTACGAATGGCCGTTTCGCGAACTGCGGTGTGATCCTTCGCCGCCTGGAGCGTCGAGGCGTCGGCTGTCGCAAAGTCTTTGCGGATGGCTACCTCCCTTCCGTCGGTGTACTCGTTCGCCGAGGCAAGCGTCGCGGCATCCCCGTCCTGCTGCTCCTTGCGCAGCACGCCTTCGCGCTCGGTAGTGAAGGCTTTGGCCTGTGCAAGCGTCGTAGCATCGCCCGCAACCATATCTTTTCGAATCTCCGTTTCCCGACCATCGGTGTAGGTCTTGGCCGACTGAAGCGTCGCAGCGTCGGCCGCCGCAAAGTCCCTGCGGATGGCGGCGTCCTCCTCGCGGAGCTGGTCGATGGCTTCGTCGGTCTGTTCGATGTAGTCGGCCAGGTTCTCCTCGTCTTTCGCTATGCGCTCTTCGAGCCGCTTGCCGTCGGCGTCCGGATATTTGCCATTGAGCTGGTCGGTGAGCCCTCCGACCTTATCCATCGAAATCTCGTCCTCGGTCTTGTGCCAGAAGCTGTCGAACAAATCCGAGAACTGCTCGGCCGTGGGATACATGCCCCGTCCGAACCATTTGCGCAGCATGGCGCGAACTCTGATTGCCATTGTCGTCGTGTTTACTTGGTTCTCATCACATAGGCCAGGGCGTAGTACGGCGGGCGGTTCTCGTGGGGACGCCCTCCGCCCGCGGCGTCGGTGCGGCCGCTGCCCGAATTGAGTTCGTTGGCGGAACCTCCGCCCGTGAACCTTCGCCCCCTGTTCACGAGGAACAGCCCGTGGTCGTGCCCGGGCATCTCCTCCACGGAGAGCGTGTGGGTCTTCTCGCCGCCTACGGCTCCGAACTTGTCGTAGTCGCCGTCGATGGGGTTATAACCCACGACGAAGCGGCCGCGCAGATCCGGCAGTCGGAAGTATCCCGCCGTGGTCGAGAGCTTGCGGCCGTTGCAGTCCGTGCCGTTGTTGAACGCCGAACCGATGGCCTTGTACAAGTCGGGATATTCCGACTGCTTGAGCTGCTGCCCTTCGCAGAGGGCGTATCCGTCGGGAACGTCAGTCCCGGCCCAGGTCTCGACCATTCCCAGGGGCGTGCGCTTGACCTCCGCGAGGGCCTTCTGCAGGGCTGCAATTTGTTTGCGGAGCTCCGGCAGCGACTGCGCCTCGGAGAACTCCTCCCAGCGGTAGTTCTCGGAGCCGACGCCCGGGGCGAGCGACCGCGCGACGTATGCCTGCGGGTAGTCGTAGCCGTCGGCCGTGACGGGAATCGTCTCCTGCCGCAGGTACATGCCGCCCGTCGTCGTGCCGCCCTCCCAGTAGAGCACCTCGCCCTCGGGGTGGTCTTTCGTGCGCAGGAAGACGTATCCTTCGGTGCGCTGCGTGCCGCCGCCCGTCGGGGTGCAGCCCCACAGGACGGCCTTGTCTCCGGCGAGGTTGCCGAGAATCGACACCACGTGCAGGTTGGTCTGCGCATAGTCGAGCATCTCGCAGTCGGCCGGGAAGTCTTTGTTGGGTTGCAGGAGAAACCTGCCGAGTATCTGTTTCATCGTCAAACGAAGTTTATCTGATAGCGTTTCGAAGCCAGTTTGTAGGAGTCCACCACGGCCCGGACGCGGTCGGTGTCGATCTCGTCGAGCAGCGCGACGGGAATGTTCACCCAGAAGTCGTAGCCGCTCACGCCGCCGTAGCCGCGGCGGTTCAGCACCACCATGCGCCCCGAGCCGCGGGCCGGGAGACGGACGGCGCGCTGCACCTCGCGTCGGTGCAGGACGATGTTACCGACGTTCGAGACCTCCTCGGTGACGGTAATCCTCCGGTCGACGGGGTCGAACAGGTCGTTCAGCAGCCCGCGCAGGCGGCACACCTGGCCGTTGTGCAGGAGCCGATAGTCCGTGTCGCGCCGCCAGAGCATGAACCGCGTGTGCAGCCATTGCAGGGGCGACACGGCGGCGTAGGCCAGGGCGGCCAGCAGCGGCCGCCGCCGGAAGGTCGGCAGCAGCAGGAGCGCCAGGCGCTTGAAGTTCACGTCGTAGAGCTTACTCGTTGCCATAGGCTTTCAGGGTCAGTTGTACGTCCTCCATCGTGAAATACCCCGCGGCGGGGACGCAGCGCGCGTCGATGGGCACGACGACCGTCTCGTCCGCGGCGACTCTCGTCGCCCCCTTGAACTCCACGATCCGCACGCCCTCGACCGTCTGCAACGCATCGACGAGGGCCATGTTGGTATATTCGCCGTTGAAGGGCAGGTTTTCGATATACTCCCGGACGGCCTCGCGGCAGGCAGCCTCGACCGTCTCGGCCACGAGCATCGGGTCGTAGTAGATTTCCACCTGGCACGAAAAGCGGTCGGGGTCGGTGTTCACCAGCGCCGTGCGCACGCCCGCGTCCTTGATTTCGGCGATGTAGGCTTTAAGCTGCGTTTCGGTTTCGGCATCGAGTTTGCACCGCTTGCCACCCTCCTCGCCCGCGACCTTGATCGTCAGGAGCGAAGCGTCGGCGCTCTCCGCAGCCACGGCGTGTTTGACCACCCGCGCCGCCGCGATGGCGTCCTCGGTCATCCCCTCGGTGTCGTAGCGGTCCGTGTCGGGAACGAGCGTCTTGCCCTTCATGAACGCAAGCACCTTGTCGCGGTACCACCGCGGACGGTGCGGGATGATCTCCTCGATGCGCGCGTCCACCTCGCCCCTGTACGTGTCGAAGAGTTTTTCCAGCGTCCACGCCGCCACGGCGAAAATGTAGAACAGAATCCCGATGACGGACACCTTGCTGAAATGCGCCGTGAAGCTGTCGCCCGGCGTGAAGGCGAACAGCTCCGCGACGTGCTCGTTGCGCATGAAGTCGGCCGCGATGCTCTCCTTGATTTGCTCGATTGTTCTCATTTTACCACGAAGTCTATTTCTATACCCATGTATCCGATGCCGCCGTAGGGAGCTGCCTCGACCTCCTCGGCCGAAGGCGCGGTGGCGGGCTTCACCCCGTCGGCCGCCAGCTCCCCGACGACCGATTCCGTGCAGGCGGTCGTGCAGGCGATGTCGAGCGTCTGCCCGGTCTTCAGTTCGTCCGTCAGGGAGAGCCCGTTGAGCCGGGCAATGTCGAACGCCGCCTCGATATTGCCGCACTCCTGTACAGCGATGTCCGGCAAGGTCTGGTTATTTCGTGTCGTAGTCCGCATCGACGATCAGTTTGTTGTTTGTCAAGTTTATTTCCACCTCGTTCACGCGCATTCCGTCGGCCTTCAACTGCTCCGTGATCTCGCGCACCCACCCGGCCGTTTCGTGGTCGTTGGCGATATTCGTGATTCCGACTCCCAGCGTCGGGTACTCTTTCGATTCGCCCTTCATCATTTGCAGGATGGCCGCCTGGTTCTGCGCCGTCGCCTCTCCGACTTGCAACCCCTCGGCATAGACGCCCTGGCTGTTCCGCCGGGTGTCAGGTCGCAGATCTCCCGTCGCGGGGTCGGTCAGTATGTCGATATTCTTTGCCATTGTCAATGCGTTGCCTTCTTGTCTTCCAAATCTTCCAGCGTGATGGTCGCGGCGGCCATCCGTTCGGAGAAAATCCCCGCGCCCGCAGGGCCGTTGGCCGCAGCTCCCGCACCCACCCCGGACAATCCTGCGGCGACGGCCTGCTGCATCGTCGTGCAATAGCTCCGGATGCTCTCCAGCGAACGGCGCAGCGCCGGGGCCAATACCAGACCGCCCTGTTTGCCTCCGTTGATCTCCACGCCTTCGGCCGTGACCTTCACGCGCATGTCTCCCGCGGCGACCGAAACGGCGTTGCCGTCCGCCTCGACGGAGGTGTCGCCGTGACGGTAGGTCAGCGATTCGATTTCCGAATAGCCGACCACGGCGCATTCGCGCAGCTCGCCGCACGAAAGGTCGGCCACCAGCACGATGCTTCCGACTGCGGGTTTCAGCAGCAGGCCGCCGGACGCACCGCCTTCGATGGCCGCCAGGCGAATGTCCGGAATCTCCAGTCCGTTATGCCGCGCCCGGCAGGTATCGCCCTCGACGGAGACGACCTCCATCGGGTGAAACAGGAATACGGACTGTTCCGTGCCTGTGATCTGCTGCAAAAGCTGTTTTATCCTCGATGCGTTATCCATTGCTCTCGATGCGTTTCCCGATGGTGACGACCCGGCTCGCGCCCTTGTCGCCGAAGGTCGTCTCGACCGTCAGCACGTAATAACTTCCGTTCTTGTATTCATACTCCGCGTCGCGGATCTCGGCCAGCCATGTCGGCTCGACATAGGGTTCGAGCCATCCGGTGAACGAGCCCTCGTAGCCGGTATAGGCCCGCACCTTCAGCTCCTCGTCGGCGCGCTGCCGGAGCGATGCCGGGTCGGAAACGCCCGGCAGTTTGAGGGTGAACTTGTCGCCGCCCGTCGTGCCGCGCTCGATGCGGATCGTTTTGCCTTTGGCATCCGTACCCTCCACCACGGCCAGGAACTTCCGCTTCGAGGCGTCCCGGTACTTGAGGTCGGACTTCTCGATGTTCACGGCGAAGTCGTAAATGACCTTCTCTCCGATCCGGGCATACTGCGGATGGACGTGCAGGTTTTTTCCGCGCAGGTAGATGTTGGCCTTCGTTTCGCCCTGCACCTTGCGCAGCACGTCGTACCCCGTCGCCGCATGGATGGTGAAGCGGTCATACGTGAAGTCGTAGTCGCACTCCACCCCGTAATCCCCGACCTCCCGGGCCACCGACGTCAGCAGCGCCTTCACCGTCACGTTTTTCAGTACCCGGTCTTCGAGGTCCCGGCGGAACTTGTAGAGTTCGTCCTCGCAGCGGACGCGCACGGAGTCGTTGTCGGTGGCAATCTCGGCGACATATCCCGCGAACTCCTCGCGCAGCACCCGGCCGTACCCGAGGCGGATGCGGACGGCGTCACCTTCGGCGATCTTCCGTTCGACCTCCAGCGTCCGGTTGAAAAGCGTTCCCGGCAGCGTAATATCGGCCGTGTCGGCCAGATTCTCGACGCTGCATTTGATCGCAACCTTTTCGAGCGCCGCCAACCGATACTTACCGATCGTTATGTCGTAGTTCATCGAATACATTTCGAACGCCGTTAAACCGGAATGAAAAGCGATGCGGGGAAGTCGCTATACGCCTTTATCTCGAAGTTTTGGTTCTGCAAGCCCTTCGTATGCGGGAATCCGACGCTCTCGATTACGAGGCGCGTGATGCCGAAAAGCAGCAGCAGCTCGTGTTCCACGTCGAGGTGATCCGCCGTGTCGAACAGGTCGCGCAGCCGCCGCATGGCTTCCGCAGGGTATCGGTTCCCTGCGGCGATGAACACGCCCTGGATCGAAATTTCGTAGTCGCTCCGGCTCCACCGCTCCTTGACCGTTCCCGCATGACGGCCCTTGGCGACCGTGCGGCGGACGATCTCGTTGCGGCCGCTGACCGATATGAGTGGTTCGAGCGGGAAAGTGAACCACTCGGTCACGCCGTCAGTCGGACGTTTGAGCCGCAGCGGCATGACTGAACTTACCGTGCCGACGGAGGCCATCTCCGCCCGGATTTCGTCCGCATCGGCCGTCCGCACCCCGTCCGTATCCCGGAGCAGGAAATACGGAGGCAGAGCTCCGAAGCCGCCGAGGGCCTGCGTCGTGCGGACGCGGAGCGGATCGCGCAGGCCGTCCGACGAAACGACGACGTCCGAGGTTGCTTTCCCGATGTTGAAAAATACCTTGCCCATCCTATTGTGCCGTCGCGGCTATTTGCAATACCTGAATCAGTCTGTTCTCCAGATCGCGCTGCATGTCGTCGCGCGACCCCTCGTACCCCTGCTCGAAAATCATCTTATCGACCAATGATCCGAGCGTAATATTGATCGTCGTGGAGCGCTTGCCGCCCGTGGCGATGGCCGAGACGGCTCCCGCTCCGGCCGTACTGCCGGAGGTTCCGCTGCCGCCGCCCGGAGAGTTCGCCGCCAGCTCGCCGCCCATGCCGGGCAGGGAGGGCGATGCGATTCCCAGCGAGGTTTTCAACTTCGCGGCGACATCGCCGAGTGACCGTTCGGAATTCCAGCGAAGGCTGATTCCATCAAGCGATGCCTTGGCTTTCGCGGCATTGTCCGCAACCCGTTTCGCTCCTTCGATGATCGCCTGCTGGCGATTCTCGACATCGGCATTGATCCGGGCGATGGCCGCTTGGTTCTCGGAGCTGTCGCCCAAGCCGACAGCATCCTTGAACTTGTACCATCCGAGCTTTACCTTGTCCAGACCGATCATAATGCCGTTTATCATCGTGCTGAAATAGAGCTTCACGGAATCCACGTAGGCCAGGAAGGTGTATTTCATGAATCCGACGACACCTTCCCACAAAGTTCCCCAGCCCTGTACTTTGTAGCAGACATAGGAGATGGCAGCGATCAATGCGATAACTCCGGCAACAATCCATGTCACGGGGCACGCCAGCAGAGCGAGGTTCAGCCCGTTCTGAGCTGCCGCCCAGGCCCATTTCGCCGTGGTGACGATCCCCGCCCAGGCGGCCATCGCCTTGGACTGGAGCGTGACGAGGAACATGGACGTCGCCAGTATGCCGAGCGCCGTGCCCAATACCGCAACGACCGTCGCGTGCCGCTGCATGAACTCCGAGACCCATCCGATAGCTGCCCCCAAGGCGTC